CAGTTGAATTAATTTTTTTACCCAAAATACTATCCATTTTCTTAAAGTCCTTATTTAACTTTTAAGGCTAAAGGTTATCATAACTTACCATAAAATGAAAAGTATTTGTTACAAAATGAGTGTATTTACATAATAACTTATAGATTAATGCTGTTACATAGATGTGATGGCGTATTCAATAATACCGCCGATTGATGAAAAACTTATATTATTAATTTTCGCATAATGACTTACAGATTATGTTACAATTCGAGTGCAGTATAATAGGCTTGCCCCACTGCACGAGAATTTACACATAATCTGCTGTTATGCGAAATAATGACTCTCGAGGTCATTATGGCAAATATTACCCTTTCTCATATCACCCCTAAACACTTCTTTGAAACTGTTAAGCTCTTAAAAACAAATAACCACCGCATCTATTTATCAGTTAATACGCTGGAAGTCCGCTTTCAATATGATTTAAGTGAGAGTAGAGAAGTGAGTGATAAACGTTTTGAGCAACTGGAGCATTTTATGTATTTTCTGCAAGAGTTGGTTAATTCAGATATTCCTATTGAGCTTGATGAGTTTATTAGGACTTATCGTAAATCGCCTAAAAGTCGATTTTTTCGCCGTTGAGGTGGTGTGTGTTTTTTGCTCAAAAAAGTTCGGGAGTTCTGTAACACCCGAACTTTGGTGCCAACTTTGGCACTTTTTTAAAATTCGGAAGCTGTATTGCGTGGTTTTATATACAGCATTATTGTTTATTGAGAGCATACTTCAGATAGTCTTCATCATCTATCGTTTCAAGCCCTTTTTTAATTAAAATTTTGAGTATTTCTGTATCTTTAAAACTTTTCTTAGTCAAAACAACCGCTTTAACGTGTTCATCCTGAATTTTTTTCCAAGTTAGTTCATCAATGTGCTTTGATGGCATTTTTATAGCCTCCGTTTTTGAAAAAAATTTTGTGAAGTGTATCGCAAATCTTAGAAACACATAACTAATTTATTTGACATTTCATTTATAAGAATATTAGAATTTATTAACTTCTAATTTCTTAGAAAATGAGTTTAATTTTATGTATCACTTCGATTGGTTAAGTATTGAGCAAGATCACGGCTTTGAAATTCCGGAATCCGTGATTGCTTCGCTTTTCGATTTCGGTGTGATTGGCATTCATCTTGATACCGGGGAAATTCAACAGGGCATTAGAACAGGCAAGTATCGTCACAAAGGCAGTTACTGTGATGAGGTATCCATTCAGGTATCCGGCTCAACTATAAAAATGGAAGGTAACCCAAGCCGTTGGGGTAAAACTGAAAATTTACTCGGCTTTACATCTATAGATGCTTGCGTACATTGTTTTAATAACATTCTTGCTAAACTTAAACTACCGCTTTTTACTCGCTGTACAGAGATTTTTCACGGGCAGGGTAAAGACGGAGAAAAAGTACATACCTTTTCAAACGGTGCAATCATTAAAAGATTGGACATTACCACTAATAAATCTGTTGGTAAGGGTAACGAAAGAACCTTTATCAAAGCATTATCACAAATGCGGTATCGCAATTCTATCGGACGTTTACACACTAATGGCTGCACAGCTGATTGGTTGAGTGCAAAAGGTAACGCAAATCTTATTTATCCCTCTTGCTACATCAAACACGAAGAATTACGAATCCACTCTTACGACAAAATCAAAAATAAATTTGGCGAACATTCATCAGAATTTCAGTATTACAAAAAAGTGTACGATTACTGCGAGCAAAATGGGGTAGTTCGTTTTGAGCAAAAACTAAAATCACGCTACTTAAAAAGAGAAAATCTTTGCTATTGGGGGCTTAGCGATTTTTCTAAATTAGAGCAGTTACAAGAGGAGTTCATCAATATGCACAAAAACTTAGGCGTTAGCAAAATAGAGCTACAAACGATAGCAGAACAGCTTGTAAATAAAGGGGTAGTTGACACACTTCGTAAAGCGAATACTACTGCATTTTACGCAATGAAATGGGCAAGCGGCGAAGATATGAATTTATTACCTGAAAGAACATTTAAACGGCATCGTTCATTATTAAGAAAAATCGGCATAGACATTGCTAACCCTTGTGATGTGGAAAAATTCCAAGCTGTTCAAGTTATATCCTGCGAACAAATCTTTGTTCGACCGTTTAAAGCACCTGATTTTTATCAATACCCGAGCAACACGCCTATTCTGCGTTTGGTTGCTTAATCATCAACTAACAAGAGGAAATTACTATGCGTACAGGCTTTTACATTGTTGGTGTACTTAAAGGCTACAAAGCCAGCACATTCACTAATCGAGATACCGGCGAAGTTAAAGATAAGCACAATATCGGCATTCAACTTCAAGACCCTGACGGTTACGGCGGTTACAACACCACAACACAGGAAATCAAGGTTGATGAACGTTGCATTAACGAAGGATTTAAAAGAACCATTCAACAACACAAAGACAAGCTGGTAATGATCTTAGTTTACCCACGTGAATGGGCAATGGACGGCGGACGTAAAGGTATTACATATAACTTTGATGAAAATTCAATGATACAGCCAATTGATGAAAATAAATAAATAAATCCTTATAAATCAATAACTTACATCATTAATTTTCGCATAATGTAATGTTCTGTTAAATAAAAATCACTTATTTTATGTAGAAAGACGGTAAATATATGGCGTATTTTTCTGCAAAGGTTTGCGAAAAAATTCCTAATACATCTGAAAAGGAATTTTCTTGCAAAGAAATAGAAGTTGAGATTTCGGAGAATTTCAATCTCTTTGGAAATTATCCTAATGACCTTCTATTTCAATATTGGAGTGTAGGTTTTGGGTCAGTAGTATTTTTTTACTGCGTTAGTTTAGGTGTCGGCAAAGTATTAAAATTTATTGATAGCCTACAGCATTAAATTAAATCTATATGAGGTTTATCTTATGTTTAATTTGAAAAAATTAGCCGTTACGGGTGCGGTGGTTGTTGCTTCCTCTTCTGTTGCTTATGCGGCCGGTCCGGACTTTTCAGCGATGACAACAGGTGTTGATTTTAGTACTGCTTCTACTGCAATTATTGCCGTAGGTGTTGCAGCTGCTGGAATGAGCGTTGCGATTGCTGGTGTACGTGCTGTACTTCGTATGATTCGTGGTGCTTAATCCATTCATTTATTTAGGGGGGAATTTCGTGAGGGATTCCCCTTTTTGAACCTGCTAAGACTTTGTAAAAACGATATTGCAAAACATTTGTAAAAGCTCCTCAATTGGTAGGTTTTTACAAGGTCTTAGCAGGTTGAACAACCGAAGCGAAGCGAGGGCGTTAGCAACGGATATTAATTTTCTCAATGATGTAAGGGCAGAAAAATGGATCTAATTTTAATATTTATTTGGGGGCTATTATGTGGTTGGGCTACGGTAACTGGACTAAAACATTAATTTCATCATCTCTATTGTATGCCGGATTGGTGTCCGCTAATCCTTTAGTTTTAGGGTATCAAGCAACAATGGAATCTTATTTGATTAATTCCGGTGTTGCTCCTAGTATTGCTTCCGAAGATGCGTCTAAAATCACATCAAGTGTATTTGGCTCTAGCCGTTACGGGCCGCATTTTGAACAATATAAAGAGTCATTGAAAAACAATTCTTCTTCCTCAACTACTCCCCCTCCTGCTGATAATACTTTATTTCAAAATGTCGATGACAATCTTTCTATTGCTAATGCTATTTTTGATAGAGAAGTAATAAGCTCAATGAAAGTAAAATATAAAAAAGGCTATGAAGGGCTTATATTCCACGTAATGGATAAAGGAAATTATTTAGATCGTGAGAATTTACGCAAAATGTTTAAAGGCAATACCGGATTTGATATTGTGTTTCGCTCTACTATGCCTTATGGAGATTTATTGCAATATGGACAAGATGAGTTTGCCAAAGATAGCAATGTTAGTGTAGATCCTAGTTCTTTATTTGCTGTAGCTCCTGAATGGTATGGAACAACAGGCGTATATTTATATCGAACCGAAATACCGGTAAAAACTAGAAAGGGCGAGAAGCTTTATTTCTACTCTAATGATTTATTTAATATCTATATGTATGGTTTAGGTCAAGGAAGAATACCATTTGCAAAAGACAATGAATATGTAACAGTTAAATTAGGTACTGATGAGCAAGGTAAAGAAATCAATTTTGATATTTATAGAGATGAGGCTGATATATATTCTAATGAACAAGACGCAGGATTAGAATTAATTCATTCCTACGATAATAGATACACGCTAAATTATTTATATGAACGTCATATCAGAGATTATACAGATTTCGAAGATGACAAATTACATTTTAGTGTAGATGGTGGGTGTAATTCGGATGCTAATTGCATTTATCAAGGACTATTAGGCAATAGTGGTTCTTATGAATTTATTGAAGAGGGTAAAGGGTCTTTATTACTTGTTAAAGACCGTCACGATTTAGAAACGGTAGAAGAAACGGAAGCAGGTAAAGATGAACCAGAAGAAGATGTAATGATTTATGAAAATATGGATAAGATATTTGGTACATCTTCAGAATTACGAGCTGAAAACTATAAGCTAACAGATGACACACTCTCGGAATTATATGAGGGCATAACAAGAATGTGGTTATTAAGAGGTGGTATTCAAAAATATGGTTTAGGAGCTGATTATAGCGAGTCTGTTACATCTAGCCTAGGTTTAGCCCCTGTCGAATTTGACTTATCACCAAAAGCTAAAAACGCATTGGGAAGTAACTTTAGCCTATCTAATAGAGACATTCCAAGAAGTGTAAGTGGTTCTGTATCCGTTAGTAGTGTGTCCGAACCTAAAGTAGCTCTACGTGATAGTTTTTGGGCTTCTAGTTCATCATCTAAACGCTCATATCGCTTAATAGGCAAAGATAATAATGTTGGAGAAATAAGTACAAATACAGGTTCAGACACTAATGCCGGAAGCGGCTCAACGGCAATAGATACCCCATCAAAAAATGATGATCGTTTACCATTACCCGGTAATGGCTCCGTAGGTACTCATTCGGGAGCAGGGCATAGTGGTGTAACAAATCCTAGTGGTGCCGGAACAGATACTAATGCCGGTGCCGGTTCTTCAGCAAATGCAGGTTCAACAGCGGGTAGTGCAACAGGTTCAAAAGTGACTACCCAAACCGGAAGTACAGCTACAGGCACAACAGGGGAAAAAGCGGAAGATGAAGAGTTAGATAAACCTGATTTACCGGCAATCCCTGAAGCAAAAGATATATTGAAGCCTCTCTTAGATTGGCGAAATGAGTTACTGTCTAGCATTGTTTCGCCGTCTATTGGGGGTTCTTGCCCAACTTATACCATCAGCATATTTGATGCTACGATTGAAATGGAAAGCCATTGTACCATTTTTGAAAAAATAGCCGGTGCATTATCAGCTATTTCAATGATGTTTTGGTATTTCTTGGCTTTTAGAATTGTAATGTCTGCATAAGGGGGAGATTATGGGGAAATTATTATCTGCTATTCTAGGCTTTATATTTAAAAAAACTGTACCAAAATTCTTTCTATTTTTTGCCTTATTTTTTCTTGTTGCTGAATTTACTCCGATTTTAGTAGAAATAGTCGGCGGTCGTGATTTAGTTGCTAATTTATCGTCATCTTTTGCATCATTGCCTTCTGATATTGCATATTTTCTCATTCCTTTTCGCATTGACAGGGGGTTAGAGCTAGTTATATCTGCTTATATCACACGTTTTATCATTAGAAGAATTCCGTTAATGGGATAGGGGGTAGGGTAGATGGCTATTAATGCTTATGTAGGCGTTCCCGGAAGCGGAAAAACATATGAGGTAGTATCTTCGGTCATTTTACCTGCTTTTCTTAATGGTCGCCGTATTATTACTAATATTGAGGGCATATCTCAAGATAATTTTTTAGATTATATAGATGAGCAAAATAAATCTAAAAAAGAGAGAAATCGCATAGATTATTCCTCTTTAGGGACAATCATAAAAGTCAATGATGAAGATGTTTTAAAACCTAATTTTTTCCCATATAAAGCAAGTTTGAATGAGACTATTGCAAAAAATGGCGATCTTATTTGCCTAGATGAAATTTGGCGTATTTTTGATGATAGTAAAAAGATTCTTGAGGAGCATAAAAGCTTTATTGCCGAACATCGCCATTTTGTAAATGAAAAAGGCAATACATCTGATTTGGTCGTTATCAATCAATCTATTTCTAACGTACCTAAATTCATTAAAGATAGAATAGAGAACACTTATAAAATGACTAAGTTATTAGCTATTGGAATGAGGAATAGATATAGAGTAGATGTATATTCTGGCTCAAGGCTATATAAAACTAATTTAATTCAATCCATACAAGCAAAATACAATCCTCAAATTTTCAAACTATATAAAAGTTATGACAGCGATAATGCAAAAGAGCAAAGCATAGACAGCAGGAATAATATTTTTAAAAGTACTTGGTTCATTCTGAAAATGTTGTTTTCTGTATTGTTTATTATTGGTGGCTCTATTTATCTGTATAACACTTATAATAAGCAAACAACATTACCCATTGAAGAAGAAAAACCAAGTCTCAATAAGCAACAGGAAAAGCAAAAATACACAAACCCAATAATTAGTAATGATAGGTTTATTAAGAATGAAGAAGAGGAAATATCTAACTCTATTGAAAAAGATAAAGGATTATCTAGCAAGTGGCGAATCATAGGGTATATAAAAAAGGATAATAAAAACCTTGCGATACTTACTGATGATAAATATATTCGCTATGAATATTTGAGCAGTTTTAGTAATGATGGAAATTTATTATCCGGGCATATAGACGGCTACAGAGTAACTTTTTATTCAGGTCAAACACCAAAAACAGAAAAAGATAAAGAGGCTAAAAAATGGTAAGAAAAACACTACTTTTATTAAGTTGTTTATCTAGCCTTGTTATGGCTGATACATTCAAATTGGAACATACTCCTTTAAATAAAGCGATTGGTATTATTTATGAAGAAGTGTTGAACCGTCCTTATATGGTTGATCCAAACATATTAGAAAGAAAAGAAAATGTATCTTTTTATTTTAATGATAGTGTAGATAAGGAAGAATTCTTCAAACGATATTTTGAAAATATGAATATCAAAGTATTTAGCAAAAAAGGCGTTGATTACTTAAAATATGTTGAGCCGGTAAAAGTTATTCCAAAAGTGAAAGGCTATTCTTATGTCTATAAACCTAAATATCGTGGGGTAGAATATTTGTCCGAAAATCTAACCAGTTTTCTTGATTCATCTGCATCTATTGATAAAGAGGCATTTAAAGCTTCAATTAATTCAAAAGGGGATATGTTGCTGATTCACGCTGATAAAGATACTATCGCAAAAGTAAAAAACGTATTGCCGCAGTTAGACACAAAACCACAGCAAGTTATTGTAACTGCTCGAATACTGGAAGTTAAAAAATCAGAAAATTCAGAATCCGGCATTCGATTATTAGCGAATATCCTCAAAGAAAAATTACAGCTTAATTTGAATATAGGCACTATATCCAATAGTGTTGTTTCGCTTAAAACAAGCAATGTGAATGCACTATTTACTATTTTTGATACAGAGTCTCGATTTAACATTATTTCATCTCCAATATTGCGTGTAATGGACTCTGAAGCCGGTAATTTTACTGTCGGTTCAGATGTTCCAACACTCGGAGGAGAAACAATAGAGCGGGACGGTTCAAGAACAAGAGAAATTAACTACCGGTCATCGGGGGTCATTTTTGATATTAAGCCAATCATTACGGCACAAGGGATTAAGTTAAAAATCAAGTCTGAACTATCTGATTTTACAAAAACAGAAACAGGTGTAGATGAAACTCCAACGCTCTTAAAACGCCTTGTAGATTCTACAGTCTATATGAATGATGGCGATTTAATCGTACTAGGTGGATTGTCAGAGGAGAAAAATACTCAAATCGAAGATTCTATCTTTAATTTACCTTCTTGGATCTTTGGGAAGTCGAAGAAATTTGAGAAATCAGATATTTTGTTGTTATTGCACGTTCGAACAGTCAATGATAATTTCAATTCAATAGATTTAGATAAATCTTTTAAAAAGTTAGAATCATCTAATTCTATCAATGTTGGGAATGTGTTTTGATGTACAGCTTCAGTTTTGCCGCACGGAGCTTGCGAGTACGGCAAAATTGAAGCTGTACTGGTAAACAAAATTTGATTGATGTTTTTTTATACGTTCGTTATTTCGCATAATTATTATTATGTTAAATAGGTGGTTAAAATAACACATTTAATTAAATCTTTTCGTGTTTCTCTCCTCCTTTATTAAAAAAGAAAACGGTCAGATTGGTAAAATCTATACCTAATATGACCGCTTGTGAATAC